AAAAAAGCGCCCCCCTAGGGATCTTAATACCACCACTTACCACCTGTAATCTCTGTCTGGATAATCCATTGAATAGTTACTATTAACCCATGATGCAACAGCATAGACTAGCTCATCATAAGCCACACGACTATTATCTCTTCTGATCAATACAATCAGAGAAGCAATACCATAAAAAACTTTACTATTCATCAAACCATTCCAAGCAGAAATAGGAACAGAGAACTTTCCACTTAACCAATCAATAGCCTCAGCACGTTTACATTTCAAAAATCTTGTCACATTTAATAACCTATTATAACGATATTCACCAATAAATCTCAACAAAGTCAACTTTTCGCCCGAACATTCTTGTAAGATACGGAACAATCTCACGTCTTCTTCAAGTCGAAAGTCAGTACCAAAATGTCTACCAACGCGACCATCTTGTATCTTGGCATTTTTTAGATCAAGTATCAATCTTTTGACTCGGAGTTTCAATAACTTAGACTTATCAATAAAGAACTGCTTGGTATATTTAAAAACCTCCCCGTTGTTGCTATTTTCAAACAACAGTCGCTTTTGTTCTACATTGACATAATCGAATATTTTTTTATCATTGAGCATTATTTGATATTTCTCTCCCAATGCTTTAACATCATCATAAAGGCTTTGATCTTTAGAATTAATCTGCAGATTTTTAAAATAATCCTTCTGTCTCTCATCCAATGTTTTTTCTTTATCTTTGGGTAACTCTAATCTCACTGAATTGAATAAGAACTGACCTCGATCACCATATGCTTTGAAATCCCAACTCAATCCACTCCCACCATCAGTTAAAGGTGCACAAGCTTTCAAACCATAGATACTTGACCAATTGACTCTCGACTTGATCAAACCTCGCCGCATAATAGTCAACAATTGTGTTGCGCTTTTATTGATACGCTCGCCTCCCTTAAAAGGTTCACTATTCCAAGGTTTGCGTTCAGAAAAGGTACCAACAGATCTAGCAACATAACCACTAACTTGATCTAAATAGATCATTTGTCGCAAAAACTCACTTTTGAACGATGGTAAACCGAACTTTCCATCGCCAGCTTTCACCTCCAATTCATCAAGCCAAAACTTTAAAACCATAGCAACAAAAGTATCTCCCAAAACCACGTTGTCATCACCTTTTATACAATAATCCACACGGTCTAAAATGCATGCTTTCTTTTTCGCCACCCCAAACGCTGCTCTATTATATGTTGAACCATAATATGAAGTGAATCCACGCCCAGAGGGTATACTATGATCGTATTTTAAAAACTTAACACCACCATCAGCAAT